GCCCGGCCCCGGCTACATGCACCTGCCCGACTGGGTGACGGACGAATACCTGGAGCAGTTGACCGGCGAGAAGAAAATCACCGTGCGGGACAAGCGCACGCGCACTAGGAAGGTACTCTACGTCAAGACCTACAGCCGGAACGAGGCCCTCGACCTTACCGTGTACTGCCACGCCGGACTATTTACCCTGCAAAACATCATCGCTCCAGCCATATATCGTGACCTAGGAAAACTAGCGGAACTAATACAGCAAGGGCAGACACCAGAGACCCTAGTCACTAGGGTACGTCGTGTACGTGCAAAAGGCCTGATCTGATATGTACTCATAATCAATACAATTGACCTATCCTAGCCGTCTATGCAATAAACCCGACAACATGGTAGCGATAACACTCGCGCAAGCTGAGCAACATCTCAATGAGTGGCTTGCCGCTGACCTAGCGGTTGCGAAGGGGCAGGCATACTCTATCGGCGGGCGAACCTTTACTAGGGCCGATGCTCGGGAGATCCGCGAAAACATCCGCTTCTGGCAGCAGATGGTGAAGCAACTGGCGCGCGGTGGCATGAGGACGCGAGGCGCAGTGGTTCCGCACGCATGAGCGCCGTAGGGCAATTTAACCTGATGGATCGTATCGTTAGCTTCTTCTCTCCAGAGCGCGCGGAGAGACGGATGCGCTCACGTATGGTCATGGCCTTTGCAGGTCGTTGGACGGGGGCCAGTTACACCAGGCGATCGCTCAAGGACTGGTTCGTTACGCCTGCGAGCGCTGACGAGGACACCCTCTTCGATCTGGAGACGCTGCGCGCGCGAAGCCGCGACATGGTGCGGAACGCGCCGTGGGCTACTGGCGCAATAAACACCGTGGTAATGAACGTAGTAGGCACCGGCCTGAGCCTGCTTCCCCGGCCGGATTGGGAAGCCCTGGGCATGACCGAGGATGAGGCAGATGAATGGACGGCACAGGTCGAGCGCGAGTTCCGCTTGTGGGCAGAGTCCGCGGAGTGCGATGTGACTCGCACGCAGAATTTCTACGGCCTGCAAAGCCTGGTATTCCGCTCAGTATTAGAAAGCGGCGACGTTTTTGTACTTCTGCCTATGATCGAGAGCCGCACTAATCCCTACTCTCTGCGCATACAGGTCGTTGAAGCAGACCGAATAGAGGCTCCCTTCGGAAAAAAAGAGAACGCGGGCAATAAGATCGTCGCAGGCGTAGAGATGGATGCGAACGGTGCGCCAGTAGCCTACTACATCCTGCGCAATCATCCAGGAAGTCCAGAAGGAATCAATAAGGAGTTCATACGCGTGCTCGCCTTCGGCACGAGCACAGGCCGCCGAAACGTGCTGCACATCTTCGAGCGCACTCGGCCCGGACAGACACGCGGCGTGCCCTACTTAGCCCCTGTGATCGAACCGTTGAAGCAGTTGGACAAATACACAGAGGCGGAACTGATGGCCGCTGTAATAGCGTCATTGCTGACCGTGTTCGTCAAATCGGAAACGGGTGACGGCTTTGCGCCTACGGTTAGCAATCTGCCAACGGCACAGAACAATTCGGAAATCCGCTTGGGCACGGGAACCATAGTGGACTTGGCACCTGGAGAGGACATCACGACCGTTAGCCCAAACCGCCCGAATACGGCTTTCGACCCATTCGTGCAGTCGGTGTTGCGGCAGATCGGCGTAGCGCTAGGACTGCCCTTCGAGGTGCTGGTCAAGCATTTCACCGCCAGCTACAGCGCGGCGCGCGCGGCGCTCTTGGAAGCTTGGAAATTCTTCCGCTTGCGCAGAGAGTTTCTGTCGCAGACCTTTTGTGCGCCCATATATGAGGCCTGGATGGAAGAAGCCATCTTGCGTGGCCGTATCTCTGCGCCTGGCTTCTTCGACGATCCGGCCCTACGTATCGCCTACCTACAAGCGGACTGGATCGGAGACGCGCCAGGGCACATTGACCCGACCAAAGAAGTAGATGCCGCTGCGAAGCGGCTGGAGATCGGCGTCAGCACCTTGGCTGAAGAAACGATGCAGCTAACCGGCGGCGTCTGGAAAGACAAGCACCGAGAGCAGGTCAAAGAACGCCGGATGCGTGAGATTGACGGGTTAATACCGCCCGTACCGAGCAATCAAGGTCAGTCTAATAGAGTGACGGAGCGCGGCACTGACTTGGAAAGAAAGGAGCTTGAGAATGAAATTGCTTGACGTACTCAATGCTCCCTGGGCTATAGTGCCGGAAAAGCTGCTGGAGATACGTGAAATCTATTTCACGCATCTCAGAGGCAAGAAGGTTGACCTACAGGCTATCGAAGCGCGCCTGGGTCAGCCGCTCAACAACCAGAAGCAGGGCTATGAGGTGGTTGACGGCGTTGCTATACTGCCCATCGAGGGCATCATCGCCAAGCGCATGAACATGTTCACGCAGATAAGCGGCGGCGTCAGCACACAACTCCTGGAGCGCGATTTCCAAGCCGCGCTAGCCGATGACCGCGCGCACTCGATCCTGCTGAGCGTGGATAGCCCAGGCGGAAGCGTAGATGGCGTGTTAGAGCTGTCGCGGTTGATCTTTGAGGCTAGGGGTAGGAAGCCCATAGTGGCTCTAGGAAACGGAATGATGGCCAGTGCCGCGTACTGGATCGGCAGCGCTGCCGACCGCGTGCTCATCACCGGCGAGACGACGCAGGTAGGCAGCATCGGCGTCGTGGCCACGCACACTGACATCAGCAAGGCTGAGGAAATGCGCGGCATAAAAACAACCGAGATCACTGCTGGCAAGTACAAGCGCATCGCCAGCGAGCACAAGCCGCTGAGCGATGAGGCGCGCGCTGCCATTCAGGAGCAGGTGGATTACGTGTACAGTGTGTTCGTGAACGATGTAGCCAGGAATCGCGGCACCGATGTAGAGACAGTGCTCTCGAATATGGCTGACGGGCGGATTTTCCTGGGAAGCAAGGCGATTGACGCAGGCCTGGTGGACGGTATCTCTACCGAAGCCGATCTCATTAGCAAGCTGAACCAGGAGCACGAGCAAGTAACGCACGCAAGGGCGCGGGCTATAGTCCGTGAAATACTGACTGAAAGGAGAAACGTATGGAAGGCAAAGTGTTAAATGAAGAGATTAGGGCTGAGTTAAAGGCCGAGATCGAGGCGCTAGAGCAGGCGGCCTACGAACGGGGCAAGGCTGACGGCGCAGCCGCCGAGCGCGAACGGATCAAGGCCGTGGAAGCTCAGGCGGTGCCCGGACATGAGGCCCTAATTGCTGAGCTGAAATATGACGGCAAGACCACAGGGCCGGAGGCGGCGGTGAAGGTACTGGCCGCCGAGAAGGCGAAGCGAGCCAAGATGCTGGCTGATCTCAAGGCCGATGCGCCCGCGCCCGTTCCGCATTCCGGTGCTACTACCGATGCATCGGAAGGAAACAATGCATTAGCAATAGTGGAGCAAGCCCGTAAGGCTGGCTTGATCCGCTAGGAAAAGGAGATAACATGGATCTGAAACCTAAATTCTCCACAGAGAACTTCGTACCGGATAAGCTGATCGCTGGCGATTTCCCCATCCGCACGATCGACGTGACCATCGCGGCGGGCCAGAACCTGATACGCGGGGCGCTGCTAGGCAAGATTACGGCGTCGGGAAAGTACGTCCTAAGCGTAGCTGCTGCTGGTGACGGCTCACAGACGCCTGTAGCCATCCTTGCAGAGGATGTTGACGCTACCGCTGGGGATAAGGCAGGAATCGCCTACATCAGCGGAGACTTTAACGCGAATGAACTTTCCTACGGCGCTGGTCACACACAGGAGAGCGTGCGTCCGGGCCTGCGCGATCTCAATATCTACCTGCATGATCCAGTGTTCGGATTCTAAGCAGGTATAAGACTAAGGAGAAGCGAATATGGACATCTACACCACAGCATTTCTGAACGGCGTCGTGGATTCACTGCTACGCCCGCCGTCATTTCTACTCGATACGTTCTTTCCGAACGTAGTCACCTCTGAGCAGGAGGAGATCAAGTTCGATGTAGCACATGGAGCGAGACGTATCGCTCCCTTCGTCCACCCGCTCAAGGAAGGCAAGGTGGTCGAGAGCTTGGGTTACACGACGAACACCTTCACGCCTGCCTACATCAAGGACAAGCGCGTATTCGATCCGTCTAAGCCGCTAAAGAGGCGTGCGGGTGAGCGCATCGGCGGTGAACTCTCCAACATGGATCGCGCCCGCGCTAACCTAGCTGTGGAGCTAGAAGATCAGCTAGGGATGCTGACTCGGCGGCTGGAGGTCATGGCCGCCGAAGTGCTACGTACTGGCAAGTCCACGATCAAAGGAGACGGATACGATAGCGTCTTAGTGGACTTCGGGCGTGACCCTGCCCACACGGTCACGCTAGGCGGTGGTAGCAAGTGGGGTGACGCGGGTGTGAATCCTCTGGAAAACCTGGAAGATTGGGCACTCACCGTCGCTAAGGCCAGTGGCGCTACCGTCACTGACACTGTATTCACAGTATCAGCCTGGCGGAAATTCCGAGCCAACCCGGATGTCAAATCAGCCATTGACATCCAGCTCGGTCAGCTCTCTAACTTACAAATTCCTTTCACCAGCGTAGAGGGGCTGGAGTTCAAAGGCACCATAGGCGGCAAGCGCCTGTGGGTATATGCCGGATGGTACTATGACATTAATCTGCTAACCGAAGTACCCATCATCCCAGACGGCTGGGTGATCCTAGTCGCGCAGAACGCGCTCCTAGGGACGCGGCACTTCGGGGCCATCCGCGATGAGCAGGCAGGCTTCCAGGCGCGCGAGTTCTTCAGCAAATCCTGGGCAGTCGAAGACCCGCCCGTGCGATTCCTGATGATGCAGTCCGCGCCGCTGATCGTGCCCTACCGCCCGAACGCTTCGATGGCTGTCAAGGTCATCTAGGCTGGGTGAAAGGAGATACGGATGGCGCGAGAAAAAGATCAGGCGAAAGAGCAGCTATATCGTGCTAACTGGGTGCTTCAAGGTCACAAGGGAAAGACAGTACAGCCGGGGGAAACCATACGGCTGACGCAAGAGGAAGCTGAGCCGTATGTGAAGGACGGCACGCTGTCCCTTGTGAAGGAGAAAGAAGAAGCATCCCAGGCTGATGCCAGCGAGAAGCCTACCGGCGCGTAAGCATGCGCTTGCTCTGCGTAAGGCTAGGCGGCTGCTGGAACGGATTCGCAGGATTGTTATGGGCAGGCATGACTGCGGTCCGGACTGCATCTGCTGGCGGCTGAGGCCGCTGCTGGAAGTTGGCACGGTGCCTCGACGTTGAGATGTCGCGGGAGAACGCATGCCTTTCTTCGGGGATGATGACATTCCCTCGATGCTGGCGGATTGGGGAAGCAGCATCACGATTGGCGGTGTCAACGCACCGTGCATATTCGAT